GACATCTTTCAGGTAGCTCTCATCAAACAGAGCAATCGTTTTATCCAAGCAGTACTTGTAGACATCCGTACAGAATGACTTTATCTTATCCTCGTTCCCTAAGTGATTACGTAGCTTATATATGTCAATAGGCTCACCGCCTTGTAGCTTGACAATCTTAGCAGACCTATCAACACCTACGACTACGGGCTTCCTATCTGCGATTTTACTTATATCTATTAATGCCATATTCTTAAAAATTGAATTTTGTTTCTATTCTATGCAAATAGGTCAGCTCAATGCGGTTAAGTGTATTCTTTATCGCAACCCCATTGTTGTTTCATATATAAGAGTATACCTGCGGTGTTCTGAACCCAATAAGGTTATGGTACTTACATAGCTTTTGGTAATTAACCCCCCATATGCTATCTATAATCTTCAGCCAAGGAGTTCTATCTGTCTTCAATGGAGACCCAAGAAGGCTTAATATGCCTTCTGTCATACTGTCGTATATTCTATTCCCAATAGCATTCTTCAATGGGTACAAGACCCTATTCTTGAATACGTATGACACCTCTGCATCCTCGGACGGACTTCCAAACGGATACTCATATAAGTCCGTATAAACATACGATGACGCATCTTGACCACCATTATCAGACGATGACAATAGCTTAACGTTCTTGATGGCATCTAATTGTTGAAATCCAATGATACGTTTATACCAAGACGCTATTTGCTCAGGCTCATACTTATCAAGAATAGCCCTCATGGTTACATCATCAATATGCAAGAGCATATCACTTGAAGGAAGGCTTCGTGTATCAACCTTTATGAATGCTTCTATTAGCTTCTCCTTGTTGCGTTCTTCTTGCGGTACGAGACCTTGATTGTGTATGGCTCTACTTATCCCTTTTATTAGTTCATATACGGGGTTGTCATAATCTTTAAGCTTATCGTATATGTCGGAGTCCACGGGACTTATACCTAAGGTCATAGCCACATTATCCTTAGCCCAATGGAATGTAGTTGATATTGAACTCAACGTACCAACATAAGAGTGGTTTACGTCATTGACGTATATACTACCATCCTTCTCCTTCGGGAGGTAATATGTGCTTGCCATAGCTACACCATTTGAGACGGAAATAGGGAGCATTGTGACACTTACTCCATGCACCATATTTCGGAGAGCTGGGAGTTCCTTTATGTTAGCCTCAACATCAAAGAACCTCTTGTCTTCATCAGTGAGTTCAACACGAGGTAGTACGTACTCCTTCATATATGGCACAACGAACTTAGAGAGTAAGTCCTTCATAGATATAGGCAGATTATAAGTCTTACCACGAAGTGTAGTAGCAGTAGCACTTATGCAACCATCAATATCGGAGTCGCCCATATAGTTCACTCGGATAAAGTTGTCCGCATGGAACAGAGGCATAGCCTTATCTATAATGTGGACTGCGAGCTTATGCTTATCTTTGAATGGGGCTATGTTTCTCTTGCCTTTAACAGCGTTGTATGCAAACCTGAACAGCTCGCTATCTTCTCCATTCAAAGCATCCTCATACATAACACGTGCGAAGCGTGTATAGTATTCGGAAAACGACTTGGCTGATAGTTTGGAGAGCTCCTGACAAAACTCATGATACGGATACTGCGCTTGCTTGAGTGACGTATCTTTATATGCCGAGGTGACGACAGTTTTCCTATCCTTGAACTTACTTATATCTATCAGTGCCATCAAATGGGTTGTACATATATATAATTTAGAAGGGGAGCAACCTAAGGCTACTCCCCTTCCAATGCACCATTATGATTAGCTAAAACACCCCAGCATGGATGAAAAGATTGTTAGCTCTCGTAAGCCTTAGTTCTCCTTCTCTTATATCAGGGAATAGCGCATCAGCTCCGCCCATTTTTTCGGGAGTACTTGGAGGTATGCTCCCAAGCCTAAACGAGAGATACACGTAACCTGAAAACCCTCTGTACTTAAAACCCTCGTCCCTTACGTCATATACCTTCCTAAGTGAGGATAAGATAGGAGGGATGATTGGCTTATTAACATCAGCGCAAACAAGCTTATTCGCTTCCACTATCCTCTTTTTTATAACACCCGATGCAATTCGCATCGCCTCTTGTGCTATGACGAGATATACGGAGTTAGACGACTCATCGTACCGCACACGGGGTTGGTCATACTTCGTAGTGTCAGGTATGGCAATACATGGATTTGAGCAACCGCCTATACCACACTTATCTGATAGACGTATATTCCTCTTCCCGTAGGCTTCGTTCAGTTTGTAATAACTTCCTGAGTTTGACAGAATCGCACTCCTCGTGTATGTTTGATTGGGTTTGATGGGAAGCTTGCCTCCGAGGTCAATATCCGACACGATTTTTATCAGAGAGTACATATCCTCTAATGTAGCATTTGGAAGAGGCTCGCCACCTCCAAGTAGGCGAATAAGGTCTCTATCCTTTGAGCTGGATATATCAAGGATAGTCCTAAGCTCATCGTACGGGATGTCGTTATCAAAAATCCGAGAGCCTGCTTTATCTGACAGCACCTTCTTGAAGTCGGTATGTATAAGTTTATCAAACCCATATACGCTGTCGTATTCACTCATCTCTTGTGGTAGGAGATTTTTGTCTGAATGGTCTATACCGCTCCATATTAGGATAGTATTATTGAACGGCATACCATTGTAAGTACATACCCCATTTGTCGTATCAAGGTGGTGATAAGCCATAAGAGTACCATCGTCTTGCATGCTTACGGGGATAGGAAACGTGTCAACACCAAGTGCATTAACGTTTGCAGGTATACGCCCTGATAATTCGCTATAAACGAACTTCTCATCATCCTCAGTAAACGTCATCTTCGGGTTGATATATTCCTTTATGTAGGGGACGACAAAGTTATTCAGGATGACATTCAAGACCCCATTTGTAACTAAAGGACTATACGCCTTGTGGTCGTATTCGCACGTTGATTGGATAGCTCTCTTCAACTTCTCCTCGCTGAGGAAATGCACACGTGCACAGTTCTCGGGGGTGATATACTCAAAGCTGATTAGCACGAGCGTGTTGTAGCTTATATGGGGGTTAATGTCAAAGAAACGATGCCGACCAAGACTATGGAAGTAGCTGTTATTGCCCTGACCCAAGTCATATGCAATAATCTTTGATAAACGAGCGAAGTGTTCGTTCATCTTATCCGTGAGGGCACTTGTGATTTCACCTAACACCTCATTCAATGGGGCTATCGGACGAAAGCGAGGCTTATCGGGCGTTGCAGTTACGATAGCTCGTTGTCTATCCGTCCTTCGTACGAGGCTATCTTTTAGTAAAGCCATATATATTATCGTATCGTGGGTTATTATACACTAAAAGGATACATTGAACTTGTGGACTTGAATAGTAGCATTTAGAGTAAATGGGTCTTTATATGTTTTATATTCCATCTCCTCATCTCCGAGAAGTACTCTAATCACGTCTCCGTCATCATCAATCTCGCCCAATCTGATATAGACCTTTGAGGTGAATGGGACAAGGAAAGACGGAAGGTATATCTCCTTCTCGTGTGATATTTTGAACAGCCTCAAGTCTATATTGAACAGAACATTGAAGACTCTCACTGCTAAGCTCATTACGTTCTTTATGTATAGTGAAGAGCTTGGCTCTACCTTAGCCCCATAGAACAACTTGTTCAGAGGACTACGCAGATTGTTCTTTGTAACGTCTAAGAGCTTCGTGAAGTCAAGTTGTAACTTTTGGATGCCTTCGCTTAGGAGGTCTATATGTAGACACTTAGATGTATGCATCTCCAAACTTACACCAAGAGGAGCATTCGTAATCAGTGATATAATCTCGTCAATATCATCCAATACCGATGATGGGGCTTCCTTCAAGAGTTCTCCTACGTCAAGCTTCTTATCATAGAACATGGAGCAAAAATCATTCATACGACTGACTATGTCAAAGCGACTTAATACATCGCCACCCTTCGGACGAAATACGAGATAGAAAGGGAATGTGAAACGCTCATCATATACATCCATCCCTTGTAGGTTGTTGGAACGACAATATACGCTCTTATCTTTCGGAATCGAAGCATAATCTGAGACCGCCTGATACCAGCACGTTTCACCGTCAATGGAGCATGGCGTAACTACACCATCTTCAGAGACTTCAACGAACACAGACGAGCTTACCATAAGGTACTGATATATATCGTGAACATCGTATTGTTGAGGAAAGTGCATTCGGGTGTGTTTCACTATTGGGAAGAGAACCTCCGTTATGTACTTCTCAAGCGAGTCCTGGAACGAGATTGTGCTACTTTTAAGAGGTAAAAAACCTTTTTTAATCATCACATCAACCATCCCTTCCACAACGGAATGAAAGTGAACTTCAAAATATGAAGTGTTCAGCCTTTCACTCATAGTAAAGAGCTTTGAAATGATTCCATAGTTCAACACCCCCAAGATTTCCTTATACCTGTCAAGACCATCCTTGGCTGTAATGTACTCACGGATAGGGTACAAGAATGTCATATACGAAAAGTACCTATTTCCAAGACAACCCATTATATCAAAAAGGAGCGTCTCGTTGTAACTCAGAATGGAACGGGATACCACATCAACAATTTCATTGACGAACGTATCCTCAAGTACCTCTTGCAAGGTGGCTTCACCTGCGGGCATACATTTCCTTTCAGGAGTACATGTGGAGACTTCAATGATGGTCTTTCGCCTATTAAAGCAGGATTCGGAGAGTAGTGCCATATTAGCTATTCTATTGAGATGTGGATACGTATATTCGGTGCGACCGTGAAGTCGCCATTGAAGAGGAACTCCGATTTGTACGGGTTTGATTGGGCAGTCAAAATCGTTGGGGTTTGCATCACAGAGACGTTTAGCTTGACGAAGCACGCTAATCCATAGATAGACCCACCTTCTTCATGGGTGAGTCGTGATACGATTGGAGCTCCTTTTTCGTATATGTACCTTGAGTAAATGGATTCTTTAAGCCGTGCAAGGACGTTGCCATCAATGAATTTTGGAACAATGTTTTTTACACATGACTTAACATTCAACTGCAACTCTCCCATATTGACGACATAGCCACTTTCGGGATACTTACCCAATGGCATAGTGAAGATTACGTTGTGTGACGGTCTATCACTTTCTTTTAACGAGCTGAAATCAGGCTTGAGTATGTCTACCACCTCACCTTTCAAGATAGAGTGTCCGTAAGCATCAAAAGGTACATATTCACAAACGTCATCAAGGTCAACGTCAAGCCTTTTAACGATATTGTCAATATCTGCGTCTGCCTTACGCTCTTCGGACGACCCACTTATCGGATTGACTTCTCCTTGAAGCTCGGTGATAGTCCCGTCTACGCATTTGTAGCGTTCTTGATGAGTGTGCATCTCGTCAATGGTGCTAACCCTAAGCTCCTTATCTTCGTTATACGAAGTTATTATTGGAACAGACGTACACACACCAAACCCAAAGGGCTTATATGAAATGCCATTGGAGACATTGTATATCACACTCTTAGCATATTCCTTTTCTGTTTCGCTAAACTCATACCTACCCTTCACGAGGGCTTCGTATATTGGAGTAAGGATTTCCTTAACGAAGGTTGGGATGGTGATGTAGTCATCGCAGGAAGATAAGATTATCCATATACCCCTAATTGAGCCGTTGTAGGTTTGGAATATACTTTCGCATCCGTTACCAACCTCAATGATAGCCATATTCATTGGCGTGAGATATTCAAATACAGAACGCATAGCATAGCGGATATGCTTTCTTCCGCCTTCTATACTATCAAGATATGAAGATACAATTCTGTAAATGACGCTATCGTCTCCCTTGCTAATATCTTGATTAAAGATGCCATAGAAGTCGGAAGACTTACGCACGAATGCCTCCACAACGTTAATGATAACGTCCTTGAACACATCTTCAAAGATGCGGATAGACTTCACATGCGGGTATATTGTAACAGCAGACTTGACAACTGTATCCCTATTGGAGAGCAATTCTTTTCTTAGGAGAGCCATATAAACTCTTATTAGTTAGTTTGTACTGCAAAGGTAGTGTTTATGTTTGGGAAAAACAAATCCCCAAGGGAATAGTCCTCGGGGATTTGCTGTATATGATTGATTCTTGTGCAAGTTACTTTGCATCACGAATGTCAAACTCAAGGCACATACTGAAAGGGGACTCCTCAATCCTGAGAGGGTAGAGGTGCAGGGGAATGACCGCAAGACTTCCAGGAGTGTGGATTGTTTCTTTCTTATCGGAATCCGTGAATACGCTTGCCCATAGTCTCGTACGCCAAGGATATGCAGGGAACTCAAAGAAGCAATTATCCTGATAGAAATCTGTGCACTTAACCCCGAACATCTCTTCCGTGAGTTCGTTGAACTCGGTATATGTATCAACACGGGTCTTAACGAACCTTTCAAAATGCTCCACGACCGAGTCAATCTTGGCGTTGAATACGGACTGCATTCTTTCCTGCATCTTTTCAAGTATCATCTCCCGAGTTTCATAGGAACTCAGCTTCTGATAATCAATCAGGTCAAACGTGTACCTATTGTTCTGAGGGCTGTTATAAATGAAGTTCCTCATTCTTGGCGCAAGGTTCGCTGACTTCTCCCGAAGCTCGGGGGTTATCATAGCAAATCGGAACTTAGGAAGTTCGCCATATCTCTTGAATTTGTCGTCCTTGAAGTATTCGTAGACGTAGCACGGGAACATCTCTATTGGTCTTGACACTTTCTTGAAGAAGGTGTCATCAAGGTAGTCGTGAATGGTCTTAGGGGTGTAGACAAATCCATCATACCCCGTAGCACCTGCATCCGATGAAATACCGAAATGTCCAAAGTTGAAACTGCGAACGACCTCACCATTAAGAGTAGAGGAGCGAAGAACGCCATTTTCATCCTTGCCGAATACGACCTGCACCTCCGAATGGACTGATGTTGTCGCAACGCCCTTGTTGCTTACGATGTCTTCCTTCTGAACGATGGTGTACATAAATGGTATCACGTGGTCAAGGATATACCTCTTCATGTAGACCTTAACCTCTTCGGGTGTGATGGATGAACCATACTTCATCAGCTTGCCATATAAGTACTCATATGTGCTATCAACAAGGTATGACACTGACTTATCTACATCTGCATTTCCGTCCCTTCCCGAAGAAATGACTGATAACATATTGTTCAGGTTCAGAACTCCCATGATGAATTTCAGGATGATTTTCTTGTTATCACCTGAGTTGAATACCTCGGACACCGCACGGACGAATAGGTTATCCTTCAGCTCTGTCGGTGTATCTGCTGATAATCCAACGAAGACACCCATCAGCTTACTCTTGAGACTCTTCTTGGGCTTCCCTCCGTAGATGCGGATAAAGTGGCTAAGCACCTCTGCGTAGTACAGCCCTATGCGTCTCAAAGAACGGATGATGATAGGCTTTGCCGTGTAGTCTACATACTCCTCACGGAACGTGCGCCCATTGGGTTCTATCTTAAATCTTTCCATGTTTTATTACTTGTTTTTAAATAACCGAATTTGTACGTATCTCGGATACCACTCCAAACGTAAATGGTGTTTCCAAATATGGCTTGTCTCCAAAGGATTTTCTTGACAGCTTAGTGGAGCATTCGAATTGTACTGCTGAAATAAGTCTCCTTATGAGATACTTCTGACCTTCTATCGTGAATCCCATATACTTTGAAGTTTTGCATCCTGCCATCATATCCGAGCACGTACCTATTACATATTCATAGTTCCTTATAAGGTCTTTAAGAACCTTAATCATCCCTTCTGATTCCTTTGAGACTGATGCGTTTATCAGATTAAAGACCCACTCTCTTCCTGAATGTATCCCCTTGTATAGCTCGTCTACGTATTCAGAGACGGAGGAGACAATAAGACCACTATTGCCATAAGGATATTCTATGGTGTGTACATATCCATTCCCTGGACTTGAGTAGTCATACGTTTCTTCGTTGTAGTCAAAGTTGATGACCTTAGCCATCTTCCATAATTCAATACTGCTATTCAGAAATGCAACCTTCATCTCAGGAGGTATATTTTCATCAACCACCTCTGATGGGTCAAAGTTGAAAGAATGCCAATTCAAAGTCCAAGACGTTTCGTCTATGTACTTATAAAGAACTTCCATTTTTTCATAGCGTCTATCCTTCAAGATACACGCATTATCCAACTGCGAGACAAACTCAGATATACTCGCATTGGTTAATGGAGCATAGTTGATGGTCGCTGTGAGGTTATACATAACGTCCTTCTCGCATCCTCCTGAAGTAGCCATATACGGGGCTGGGTTGAATGACTTATTCATTCCTATCGGAAGCGACATTTCAACCTCTGAGTTGAATACACCCAATGTCCCATATCTATCCACATACTTGTCTCGTCTACGCCTTTTACCCGTAGAGGGTTTTGAGTAGAAAATCATATTAGTATATGGGATAACAACATTTTCAATATATCTGATAACATTGGCATCCTCTTGTGGCGAAACCATCTTTGTTTGGCTGGTGAAGATTTCAAGGATGCTGTGCGCTACAAGAGGAATTGCATATCGGCAAATGTATGCCTCTACATCTTCACGAGAAGACCCTTCACCAAGAAATTTGGATGTCATTGAATGCAGTATGCTATCGCATCCCTTAGATAAGTCCTCGTGTATCGGAACAGCTAATTGGTTCAGATACTCATTAAGAATATCCGCATTGATTTGAGAGAAACTATCAATAATCTTAGCCATTCCGCTATCATCTAATTTGGAGAAGATATGTGCACTCATAAAGTAAATCTGAGTTTACGAGAACATATCATCAAGAAGGTCTTTCGTACTACGCCCATCCACAGCACTGCTACGTACACTGCGGTTGAGTTCCTTGAGGACGCTATGCTCTACGACCTTTCTGCCTTCAACCTTCTCAATGACGAACTTGGTATCAGCGAGAAGCATATCCTCGGTTATATCCATATTGTACTGAGGGTTGATAGGGCGTGTAGCGTTGATGAGGATGCTTGGCTCAATGGTGTACGTCCAAAGAGTTCTCAGCTCCTCAGGGAAGTTGTTGATGTCAAGCTCAACGAGTTCACGCTGGACTTGAAGACGTTCCTTTAGGTTGTATAGGATTTCCGTCTTGAGGGACTCCCCGATAACCTTTGGAAGTAGGTCTACATTGTTGTAGATGTCCTCTGCCTTCTTGACGTTAAGGGTCTCTACGATATACTCCTTGGGCTTAGCCGTGATGCGCTTGACACGTCCCGTCTTGGTATAGAACTCATACAGCGCAGGGATGGAGTCTCCGTCATCACCGCAGAGGAGCTTGTTGATGAGAATGTCGTGTGGGTTGATTACATCAAGGTTGTACTTGTTTGAGCTCATGCAGTTGCGGATATACACGAGCTGACGCATATTGGTAGATAGTCCTACCGAGAAGAAGCTGCCCGTTTCCTTTGAGGCTTCGTTCTGCTCTTCGCAGATATATATTGTACGCTTACCTCTTCTGTTGATGTCCTTCTCCTGACTTGATACGGGATTGACTGCCATAACGCACTGACCCGTTTCAGCCTTGTATCTCACGAGCTGGCGCAGGTCTTCATCCGCAGAGACGATAACAAGGCTATTGCAGTCAGTCTTGTTGATAAGCGTATCGGCAAGGAACGCCATCATATCATCAGCCTCAGCGTGCGGGATGGAGAGGATGTTATACCCCTTCTCACGGAGGACGCTTAGGACTTCCTGCATCGTACGATGAATGCCATCCCAATCAAAGTCCTCCTTCTTCTTTCGCCCTTCCTTGTATCCAAGACCTGATAGGCAGTCAATCTTCTTGATGACATCCTTTCTCCAAGAGCCAAGGGTGTCCACACAGAAGACGACATCACATCCCGTAGCAAGGTCTTTGATAAGCCCTGCAATCTGACTGAGGACGACATTTCCGAGAAGGCGAAGGTCATCATCAGCCGAGAAGAATAGCCCGTTAGACGCACGCTTAGAGGTGCAGGTGAAGAGCCCTCGGTAGAATATGTTGGAGTAGTCAAAAGCGACCACTACACGACTTTGATTGTTGCTCATTTGCTTATACTCTGATTAGTCGTTAATGTCATTACTTGCTACAAAGGTACAGCATTCCCATATAAAAAACAAATCCCCACAACGAGAATGTTGCAGGGACTTGTCTTTGCTGTGTATATACGTCACTAAGGCATATTTGGGTCTACCCGTATATCACTAATCAACAACACGGAGAATGGCTCGTCTTCTTTCTCGGGCTTACCCATACACATAGCGCACCCTCTTGGCTGTGACGTGATTAGTGCAGTGGCACTTGAGCGAATCACCCAAGACATATATGGGGCGATACATCCTTCTAATGTGCCATCGTTAGCCAACATGAGCTTACGGCTTGTATCAAAGCCAAACACCTTTGACATCATCTTATATATGGACTCCATTAGGCTATGGAAGATTTTCATATGACCCTCTGCGACTAAGAGTGTCGTCCCAACGTTTTCATAGTAAGACTTCATCAGCGTTTCTGAGAATATGTCAATGTTGCTTAACACGGAAACCTCAGAAGACACATCCTTAGACATCACAAGCTCTTCATCTTCGGGGAAGAAGCTGACGAAACTCATATTATGCGCTAAGGTATCAATGACTCTCCGAAGCGAATTTATCTTCACGCCTACATCTTCCACAGCTTTCTTCTCGTCATCCTTAAGGATTTCGTATGTTATCTCGGCTATACGCCTATCCCTATCCCTCAGAAAAGCGTTCTCCCTAAACTCCTCAAAGATACACTCATTGAAGGAGTCAACACTGATGTCTTTGCGTGCAATCATGAGTGCTGTGTTTAAGAAAAGCCTATCCTCGATATTACGAACGACACTCATTTCTTTATTCGTCTCCACATCGCTCTCTCCAAGGAAGCACCCTATAGCTGTATGCTTGTACTTTGGAGCTTCATCTCCGTATCCTACCGCCTTGAAAATGCCATCCTTGTCACAATCAAACATACCATATTGCGATAGTTTAATGTAATCACCTCCACATGAGTGCTCTACGTCTACAATCTCTCTGTACCTACAAACTCTTGACGAGAGAGCAATGGGAAGAAGAGTGCCCTTGACATATTGGAATGCGGAGTTCGCCAATGACACCTTATCGGCATCCTCGGGGATGTATGACAGCTCATCAATAAGGCACGTGCTGAACTTCCTAATGATAGGGTCTGCACTCTCTGCACCTTCAACGCCTGCCCTCAGACTGAAGTCCTGGATATTTGCATAGGTGATGTAGCTCAACAGCTCCTTCAGTACCTGAAAGCCTTTCTCCTTGTAGGCTTCCTTCGTCATATCAACGAAGCTGTTCCACGATGTTCGTGCATCAGGCATAAAGTCTTGAAGGACTAATGCCGTGTACTTGAAGATGGTCTTCCTCAAGTAGTCGTCTACCTGCTTCTTCATCTCCTCCTTCATTATACTTTGAAGAGTGATGTTCGTGATGGCAGGAGTCTTGTAAGTTAAATTCTGTTCTTCCATATCAATACGTATTACGGATTAGAGTGATTTGTATCACACAACAAAGGTAATAAAAATCCCCTTACAAGATATACCTGCAAGGGGATTCATTTTACTTATATCCAACTCTCATCTGCACTTTGGCGACACCACTCTTCTGTATCTCCTTAGGAGCGTCTGACGGGAAGCGGTCTGTTTGGGTCTCTACTAATGAAAATGTAGAATAAGACTTTGAAGGGTAGGACATAACCAAGTTGTCAAACCGATATAATCTTCCACTCTTCGTTTCAACCTCAATAGTGTATCCGCCATTTTTATTTGGTATCAGCTCCGTAAGTATGCTTCTCCAAATGTCAAACTCTTTTGATAAAATGACCTCAAGCTCAGTTTTGTCGCTAAGACCATTATATATGATTGGTTCTCCATCGTTGGTTATGTAGACTGTTTGATTTGATGATAGCTGACCATTCCGATACACTTTATCCGAGGGGAAGATCACGGGAACGTTGTCTTCTATAGCCTTTATAAACTCATTTTCGTACTTATCAAATACTGCAAGGATTTCATCATCAGAGTTCAAGAACAGATTAGATACAAGCTTTTTAGTGTCACGGATTATCCTATCTATCCTATTCGTGTTCGGATTCGATATAAACTCATCTTGAATATCTTTGAGCATAGCATCTACGTCCTCTCTTATGTCAATAAGCATGTCCCTATTTTTATACACATACCCAAGGACATACCCGAACCAAAGCAAGATGTCAAATAGATGTGGACATATATCATCCAGCGTGTCCCCATTGCCTTCTATAGGAGATAAGTCGTAAACACCATACGAGGAAGCATCTTGCGAATAGCCCATAACCATATCCTTTGTATATCTATGTCCAAAAGATGGGCTATACTTTTCGTTGTAACATTCACTAAGCTCTCTTTTAAGCCTACCAAGGAGACCCGTCTTTAGGCTTTGTGTCGTAATAGGCTCACAGATTGCGTTTAGGAATAAAGAGAAGTCCAAATCATAGTTGTATTCTGACTTGTAAGCCTTTACGGAGTTTATGCAAGCGTTCCTAATTCGGTTCTCTTCAATATCAAATTGAGCGTACGTCAGCATATAGAGACCAAGGTTTCGCCTTACAATCTCAACGAGTGCTGGCACGTCAACTCCCGCAAGGACATCGCTTTCCTCTATTATCTGTTCAAGGTCATCCTTTAGCCGCTTCTCATTCCCTATAATATCAAGCATATCGTTCAAGGTGGCAAGGCTATGATTTCGCCCCCATTCCTTGAAGTACTCTTCGTCCTTAGAGATGCTAACTATATGGGATATGGAGGTGTAGTAGGACGAAGCTCCTGCAATGTCTCCTACGCCCCTTTTTGCTATCTTGCTTATATCTATCAACGCCATTGCTAATACTACTCTTCGTTAAACAAACCCAATGAAACATCCATAAAGTACCCATCTCCCGAATCGCCTACACCATATGACTTAATCGAAGTTGATACGCCATATGTAAATGAGAATACGGGGTTCTCAAACAAAAAACTACCATCTTCACCAACCACCGTAATGGAGTAGTTTCCCTCATCGTTCCCGTAAAAAGACGAGAAGAGGTTATATAGCGGAGCGAAGTTGTGAATTACTTCAACTCCTGGAGGAATTGAAGCGCACTTCTGATTAAGAACAGACGCTCTATAATCAAACTTAAGCTTAGAATTGACTTCTATGATAGTCTCGCCAGCTCCTGGGTAAAAGACACTACTTGCCTTGTTGAGTATTTTTGAGAACTCATCTTTTCCTAAAAGCTTCTTATAGTGTTCCCTGACACGAAAAAATATACTTGATATTTCCTCATCAGACCTACTAAAGAACTTACCAAACATAGCAGATACTTCAGGGTCTACAACCAAATTTTCTTGAAGAAACACATCCTCTATATCCGAGTCGTAATCAGGCGAATCAAAATCAAAATACCTATCATTGATTTCCGACAGTACCTTCTCTACCCCCATCTCCCTTAGCTCAGCCAACGCTCCTTTACGCTCTGCGGACTCGGAAATGTTGATGAGCTCATACATGAAAACTAAGATATTGTTAAGCTTTCGTACGGTATCGTAATCAAAACGGTTTAATGACGCTTTACATAAAGATGGAACGTTGGGCTTATCAGCCGAGTATGACACAACCAACCTGCTACTACCATATATATCATCTGTGTCTAATTGGCGGTTCTTCTCGCTATACAAGTCTTGGATTTCATATATAATGTCTCCATCAAGTAAGTCATCAACAAACCTCTCCTGCTCGTCTGACCTTAAATCACCAAAGTCACATGTGTCTGAGTGAAGAGTATCCATTACGACATCTCTTACCTCGTCAAGTTTACCGACAAAATAAGAGTGAGTAGCGAGGGCTTCTGCTATATACGTAGCGTTGTAGTCTTCAGCTACATCGCTCATGGGGTCGTCATACCTATCCTGGATAGAATGGAAATTACGCTCTAAGCTTAACTTGACACTATCAGCCCGTTTATGGATGGCATCACCAATATCAACACGAGAAGTGTAAACGCTCATCTCATCATCGGTCATTGGCTTCACTATTTTTGCCGAGTCCTTCTTGGGGTCATAAACGGATTTGACTACAGCCCCTCTTCTATTGATTTTGTCGATGTCTATTAAAGCCATATTATCTATATATCCGTTGAATGTTCTGTATAGGCTTCTGCATTGTATATATTCTCACTCTCACCAAGCGAATTTACACTTGAACTTCCACGGTGTATCTTTATAGTTGGGGTGAAATAATGCTTTGCCATAAACGGATACTCGGGGTCTACTCTGATGTCATCATTGCCACTCTTACCAAACACTTCTAATTGTCTTTTAGACCCATCGCTCTTTGAGAATATCGCAAGAACAACATCACCAAACTGAGTGATGGCATCAGCGTGAAAGATTGGATAGAAGACCTTTTCTATTTCAGGGACTGAAACATTAACAACAGCACGTGGGCTATCGCTTGAATGGATAGACTTATACTGAGCAAATTCCATCTTACCAACAGAGTATGCGTATCCATCTGTATCATCCCTCGTGGTCGCATTAAAGACAAAGTGGGAGAAATCCTTTGCGTAAGAGTCGTCTTTATAATTCAATGACGAAGCTCCTGAACCTATTATAAGCCGATGGACTTCATCAAACTCCTCTTTGCTGATTTCCGAGGCAAGTAGTCTCAAAAATGAAGCTACGTTCTCAGCATTCCTTCTGCTAAGCTCTCCGAGTAATGGAAGTTCATCCGAAGTGTAGAACACTTCATCGTCTGCGAGTTCAAGCATATACTTCTTGAAGAACTCTGAATTATAAGCTTTTCGGAGCACAAGTATAATCGCATGGATAATGGTCTGTATCGCACAGTTGTATTGCATCGCCATATACAAGTGCGAGGACTCTTCAACGAGTGATGACACATTACATACCTCAAACCCTCTACTCTCTTTTACATACTTATATACAAATAGGTTCTCAGAGTCTTTGAGGTTTATTCTTTGGTCAAACAAACGCTCTGCTTGTGCCCTTGCATCTTCGCCTACATAATCGTTAAACATATACAGATAACTTGAAAACTCAGAGCTGGAGTAGAGCTCATCAACTATACTTTGAACATCATGTTCAAATTCATAATCCTCTTCATCAACATCCTCACCAAACAACCTTCTTCCTAAGTAATCGATGTCCATATCGTCAGACATGCCTATGAGTGGCTTCAGCTCTGCGCAAAACTCGAAGTCAGAGAGTTTCTCAGTTGTAATTCCTCCTCTTGGCATGCTATGCCTTGGCATTACATATGAAAGAAGTTGGGTTGTAAGAACGTCACTATTTATACCCAGACTATAAAGAACTTCACTAAAGTCATTCTTTTCGTTGAACTCTTTAATTTTGCTCAGGTTGTACTCAGCGAGTTCAGAGAAGACCTTAGATATAATCGGAAGTCTATCTCTATAAAGGTCTTCAAGTTTAGACTTCTCCAAACCTTCAAAAGACCTTACGACTGAATGGCTCTGAGCACTTTTTACTACAGCCGCTCCTTTCTTTATTTTGCTTATGTCTATTAGTGCCATATGATTCTAAATGAAGTCAAACTCAACCTTAAAGGTAGCTTGGCATAGCTGGTTATCATTATCAATGTAGGAGCTAAAGTCATCATATAACACGGATGGTCTTATGGATAGATAGCCAGCCCCATATACGTTCTTGAAGATATACCCCTTGTCCTTAACTATACATGAAGTAGTAAACTCCCCATCTCTTCCAAAGAAATCAGCAAGCATCTCCTGCATATTGGAAAGTACGTTAGCGCACTTAGCTGTAACCTCTTCAGAGATGGAAAGCTCTCTGTCCATATTACAGTTTTGGTCAATGACTGTATGCGAACGGACGTGTGGCATATCACTCGTGTCAAAGTCTAAATACACGCACTCGTAAGGAGTAATCTTATATTGGAAATCAAATCGGTTGATAACCTCTTCGTGCTTGTCAAGAAGGTTTAGTACCTCCTCATTTTCCTTGTTAGCTATCAATGGGAGTACATCATTCACAGACTTACGGAACTGCTCGGAGTCAAACCAAATTGGCTTTGTGTGTATTTGGTCTTCCAGCTCGTCTGCGAGCGCATCCCTCTTGTAGTAGTTCTCAAAGTTATTCTTGTGCTCATTTATCAGCATGATAATGGTGCAACAAGCCAAGATGATATGACCTATAGAAATTGCTATTTCAGCCTGAGTGTCATCGTCTTCTTTATATATATCATAGTAGATGACCTTACCACTTTCCTTATCAACAGAAGAGATGGCAGGGACGATGTTATTGTACCGTGCGTCCTCAGGTTCAACCTTCTCCCTGAATCGGTCTTCAAGATTGTCAATGACGTTAAGAATTTCATCCATTGGGTGATTTTCATCGTTCAGCTCCATTAGCTTGCCGATAACCTCATCCACATCTTCATCACCTTCCTCCCATTGGATTCGTTGAAGGAGGTTATACAAGATGTTATTAAGCTCGCTATCGCTCCATGAGGTCTCAGGCTTAGACAGAGCGAACGCAACCATTCGGTCGGCTACCTTAACCGCAAAGCTATCTCCTTGTTCGTGCGTTATCCCAAGAACTTCATCGACCTCGTCTTCGTGGGCAAGAAGAACATACTCGTTTTCATGGCTGAACAAATCCTTAACGAAGTCATTCAATATCCACTTTATATCGCTACTTAGGTAGCGGCTAAACACGTCCGCTGAGAGCTCAACAGAAGACACTATTTGAGCTTTTGATGCGACTACACTACCTCTATTTTGAATTTTACTAATATCTATCAGTGCCATATACAATTTAGGTAAAAGGAGACTCCACGACACCTTGGTTAAAGGATAGTCGTGGAGTATTTGGTTGTTAGAAATATGCGAATTCCAAGTCAAGGTTAGACTTAGCCAAGGTTGTGTCTTTATCCAATAGTCCACCTCCATGACGAGGAAGACCCAAGAACAGATTCACGCACATAGACATCGCTGGGTTCTTCACCTTGTATTTGTTGCCATTAACCTCAAACGTTATGGAGTAGTCGCTATCACCATCGGCAGAGTATGCACTTCTGAATAGATTAGAATACGAACGACACAATCCTACTATTTGCTCGGTAAAGGTAATACCGCCTTCAGATGTAACCCCACTTGAAATCATACGACATTCGTCATCAAGCTTAAACGGGACTGAAACTGACTCCATAAAAGCCATGCTCGGTTCGATAGAAGTAAAATCGGACTTGAGGTTTTTTAGGTCGTCTTCGGAATTGACGATTCTTTCTTTAATGTAGTCCTCTGACTTATTGAGTAGCATACGAAGTGGCTCTCTAATGTCTACATCCTGCCAAATATGAGGTAGCTTTCCTCTACTATACTCAACCATTGAATTGTGATAGTCAGCCACCTCTTGTTCAAAGGAGGGAAGACTATCAGGACGAGCAGGGAAATTCTCAGCCATATATAGAATAGCAGACCTCAATAGGAGCATCTTACGAGATAGCTCTATATCAAAATCATCCCAATCATCCTTAGAAACAGAACTAAAGTCAATAAGGTTGAAGCCATTTGAAGAGCTATCATCCCGAACAATCACAATAGGGGTTATCCTACCTCCGTATTTCTCTTCGTAGGTATTATAAATGTTATCCTCAAGATATGTACTATCAATACATTTGGAGAGGTTATCGCATATACCTTCAACTTCATCCTCCGTGAATTGAGATGATACACCCATCTTACCCAAAGCGAACATTACAGCTTCTTCATAGAAGGAAGGTCGGAATGGATAATCGGGCTTCTCCTCATCAACGTGGAATGCGATGCTCTTAAAGGACGCATACTTGGAGATATAATCAACAAACTGACTTTGTTTGAAACCATCCTTTCCACTGAAGAGTGAGGTATCCCAATATAAGCAACCGACTATATCATCATACATTTTTGATACAGCTTCTCGGATGATATAACCCATGCTATCTGCAATCACCTCTCTGTATGCGCCAATACCATCTGAAATAGGGCTAAGTTGGATATACGGTGACGAATGGAAGTCTGAACTTGCAGAAACACCTCCTGAAGTACGGGTATGAATCTTGCTAATATCTATTAGTGCCATAATCAAATAAACGATGAATGGGCTATGGTTAATTTTGCCTTATATGTGGTTTCTTCGTTAGTGCTTTCGTCATCATCTCGTTCCTCTATGCCATAAACACCTTGGTCTATACGTAGGATAGGAGCAAGGTGATGCCTTCCTATGAACGGGAAGTCAGGGTTCACTTGGAGTATCGTACGACCTCCATCAACGTATATTGAGAGGTCTCTAAGCGACCCATCCTGACGTTTGAAGACACTAAGCACAAACTCAGAGAATTTAGATATATACCCTACGAATAGGATGCCATTGAAAAGTTCCAACGTGTCAATAGGTTCAAAAGACACCTTGTGCTTTACGTATCCGTTCTTGCTTGATATATACTTAGCTGGGATGGTATCACTTTGTGAATATATGTATGCTCTCGGACTGCCTGGCTTGACGCATTTACATATATACTGCAATGCGTTTACGTCACCCTCTAACTTCGCTTCAGGCCAATCTTTATGTACCTTGTAATTCAGATTACGTATGCTCTTAAATTCCTCTTCTGTAAGGTCAGACGCAAACTGCCTCAAGAACAAGGCTACCGTTGCTCTGTTTCTCGGACTCAGTTCATCAATCAAAGGCAACTCGGATGAAGCCATAAACGTGTCCTCATCAGCAAATTGAAGCAAATCCTCCTTAAACGTATCAAGGTGAACAGACCTGAACCTGACGTGCGATATTGCATGAAGGACAGTTTGAATGGAGCAGTTGTACTGAAGGGAAGTATCAACATATGACGATTCACTCACCATCTTAGACATATCAAACACTTTAAGTTGGTCTTTGAATCCCTTATATGCACCAAAAGCAAAGAAGTTGTCAGAGCTTTTCAGATTGACCTCTTGCGATAGCAG